TTTTTGCGGGAGTCGCAGGAATTATTGGTCTATGGATTGGCTTCACAGTACTAACAAACGTAATATCCTAGGAGGAAAATTATGAATACAGAACAAATTAAGGCACTAGTTGCATCATACGGAAGATCAGTTCTTGCATCAGGCCTTGCACTATACATGGCAGGCGTAACAGATCCAAAGGATCTATGGACAGCACTTGTTGCTGCGCTAGCGCCAGTTGCAATCAGAGCAATCAATCCTAATGACAAGGCTTTTGGTATCTTGCCAGATGCTGCAGAGGTAGAGAAGGCTCTAAAGGCTGCTAAGGCACCTGTAAAGAAGGCTGCTAAGAAGGCTGCTAAGTAGTAGTTTCTTATAGGAGGGTCAGTCCACAACTGGGCTGGCCCTCTTTCTGCTATAATTAAAATATATGTCAAAAACAGCTCTGATAATGTGTACTTATGTAAGGTTTGAAAACCTTAAGATTACTTTGAGCTGCATAAAAAGACAAACCAACCAAGACTTTGATTTTTATATAGTTGATAATTCTAATAGACACACAAAGTTGTTGGGGTACCTTGAAAAATTTGGCAACGGCATAGATGTAACTGTACACAATTACGAGAATGAATTTAAACAATTTGCTAGATTTATATTAGCAAGAGAGTTAGCTGAACAAGGATATCAAAAGATAATCTTTATTGATGATGATGAGATTATTCCAGATACCTTTATACAAGAATGCCACGATCAATATGAGCCTGATAAGATAAAAAGCTTTTGGGCACATATGGTTGAGAAGATTTATAACAGCAAAGTTAAGTTAGAGAAGGACGAGTGCGGAAACTATGCAGGAACTGGTGGATTAATATGTCACTCAAGTCTATTTCTTAATGATGACTTCTTTGATTGCCCAGAAGAGTACTGGATTATTGATGACCTATGGCTATCTTTTTATATATTAAAACACACTAACCTTAAAATTCAGGAACTTAAAACCAACATTGAATTTATTAGAGATACTAAAGCAACACATATGACTCTTGGTAACTTAAAGCAAGAGTTTTCAGAAGAGTTTATTCTTCCAATATCAAAGGTTTTGGGACTAAAAATTTAGTAAGTCCTGATATTTTTGGTACAGAGTCTCATTAGAGAAATTATTAATACCTATATCAAAAGCTTTACTTTTATTTAGAAAAATATCACTGTCATAATAATCATCAACTAACTTAGCAAGCATCTTAGGATCACCCTCATATACATCAAGCATAGTGCGAGTCATTAGCCTATCAATCTTCTTTGAGTCTACAAGCCATTGCTCTGGAAGTATGCTGTTATTGGGGGATATATTGGTCATAAAAACGGGTAGAGAGGCCAATAGAGCCTCGTTCATAGGCAAACACAACCCTGCATATCTCCTAGGCAAGATCATAGCGTCATAGCCCTCATAAAGGCTTTCTCTTGTTTCTGGATTAGAGGTATCAATAGTCAATCTTGGATCATTACATTTTATATCTAGTGGGGTTTGACTTTTAATTACCAGCTCATAATCAGCCTTAGAATAATTAAGCATCTCAATAACTGTATTGGTTCCATTTCTATCCTTTACCGCTGCCTTGCCACCAATATGTAATATTTTTTTATGTGTTTTTGATATGTTAATATTTTTTGCATTAGCAAACAATTCTACACTTGTTGGAGGTGGAAGGTGTATGACCTTTGCCCTGTCGCTAAACTTATTTACAACATCTTCAAAGTTCCATAGGCTAGGGGAAACTAATATGTCTGGCAGTTCAACATCTGGGTTTACTAAATAGTCTAAGAATTCATAGTTGTATTGAAGAATGGTTTTAACTTTTCTTTTCTTTGCCATGTTAATAAACGAGTTATGATAGAAAATCTCACAGCTGATAACTACATCTAAGTCGTTTAAGAATTTGGATGCCTCTTCTTTGGAGGCCATGCCATACTTAGTTGTTGTAACATTGTATTCAGAATACCACTCTGGATGTTGCTCGTTGCCATTAAAATGTGAGGAATCAATAAGAAGAATCTTATTAGGATTAAGCATCTTAACTAATTCTTTAGTCTGATTACCTAAACCAGTATTATCAGATCTTGCAATGATTCCTAATCTCACAAGTCCATCTCTCTGTAGAGCTGTCTTAATCCTTTTAGTGTTCCAATATCCATATACTTACCGCCAGGTTTTACTGCTCTTATGTTTCTGCCGTCTAAGATCCAGTCCTTTATTTGTTTTCCTGGATGCTCCAGTTCTGGATCTAAATATCTAATCATGTTCTTTCTAAACATCATGGTCCCCCACATATCTGGATAGTCACAATTTTCTGTTTTATCTTCAGAACCAATTACTTTATCTCCAGAAAGTAATACCTGTCCAACACGACCCTTTATATCATTACTACATTCCCAAACACCTAAAACTAAATCAGCATTTGTTTGCTTCATCATTTCTTTATAAATGTTTACGGGTGAGTTCAAGATATAAGTATCTGGCATTCCAACAAGAACGGTATCATTTTGTTCACCAACCATAAACTTGACGGCATCTGACATTGTTGATGGTTCTCGCACAATTAACTTAACATTCATATCCATGTTTTGTATAATAGGAACCCATTCAGCCCTAGTTGATATACGAACTTCATCACATACTTCTAACATTTGTTCTACATGCCACTGAAGCAATGATCTCTCATCAGAGATAGGCAAACAGAACTTTGGTATGCCACCAATCCTTGATGCTTTTCCAGATGCTGGTAAAATTCCTATTGTTTGCATTATATTAAACCATAGTTTCTCTTTAGGGTTGCTATATCATTTACTGGCCAATAGTCTAAAGATTTTGTAGGATCGTTAAATGGATGCTTATACTCTCCCCAACCTTCTCTTGTTCTATCTCCACCCCATTTAGACTTAAAGTAATCATGAACACCGTTAATGTTTATCTTTAATCCATCAATGGTTGCACCGCCATCTACTTGACAGGTTACATCAACCTCTGCTGCTTTAGCACTAATTCTCATCACATAACTTATAGGAGTATTAGGATGTACAAAATAATCACGCCAAGAAACTGCAACATCTGATTCAGGATCATTAATTAACTGCTCTTCAAGCAACAAGCACCTATGGTCCCAGTCGCAGTCATCAAAGTTATAAGGATAAAAATTTTCATCAAAATATCCAATGGCTGAAACTAATTTTTTATTTATACCACAAAGATGCCAACCATGCTGTGTTCTAAACATTACACCTTTAAAATCATTAAGCATATCAATAATGTGAGAAAAAGGCTTATTAAATAACATTGAAGATGAAACAAAAAATGTCCAGTCGTGGTTCTTTTTTAATCCTATGTTCCATGCTCTTGCTAAACCAATATTTTCTGACTGATACTCTACCTGAAAGCCATACTTCTTTTCAAAGATTTCACACTCTCTGTTACCACTGTTATCTATAAGCAAAACATTCTTATCTCGTATAGACTCCATGCAATTGTATATTCTTTCTGTTACCCTGTAAACTGGTATACAAATTAAATAATCAATGTTAGTATCTGTGTCCATAAATATATCCTCCTCGTTCTGGGCTTCCTAAAATTTCTAATCCAAACTGTTTAGACAGCTTTTCAACCATCATTCCAAACCTACCATCAAAAGATTTATCAAACTCAAGTGTAATATATTTAATCTTTGCAAGTGTTTCAGGTGGTGTATTAATTATAAGATCAAACTCAGCACCTTCAATATCTATTTTTGCAACATCTATCTCATCAATGCTGTATAAGTCAATAAAGTTTTGAATTGTTATTGCTAAAACTTCTACAGACTCAGCGTATGATCCATCAATGATGCTGCTGTTTCCACCCTGATTGGTAATAAAGACAGTCTTTTTTTCATGCCAGATAGCATTATTTATAACTGTAATATTTTCTGTTGGATTGTTTTTAATATTTTCTTTTAACAATGAAAGATTGTTTGGCTCTGGCTCAACAGAGTAAACTTTTATCTTATTGCCTTCATCTCTAACCTTGTTAAAGTTGTCTACATATAGACTAACAGATCCAATGTTTGCTCCAATATCAAGAAAAACTCCATTATCTTTAAATTGATGCTCATGTAGTCTATAAACATTTTCATTCCATGTCTCATCAACTACCTTATAGTCTAGGTTATGATCATTGCTTGGATCATTTAGCAACTCTCTAATTGTAAAGGAGTAGTTTTCATTTATTGTTTTATGATTCATACTGATATCTCTTTTAGTATGTGTTGCCATCTATGCTTGTATGTATATTTACTCTTAACTAACTTGTGTCCTGCTAATCTAATTTGTTCACGTTCATCATCATGCTCAATGTAGTAATCAATTAACTCTTGAAGTTGTTTAAAATTACCGTACTCATAGAATACAACATGCTCTTTATCTTTAAACTCATTCTCTAAACCTTTAATGTATGGATGTATTAAGAATCCACCACGACCCAATGTTTCATATATTCTGTCTGACCAGTAGTCAGGGTATTTAAAATCAATGCACAAGGTATCACCAACAACTACCTTAGTAGACCAGTAAAGCTTATTAAGGTCTAGTCCTCTTACATATTTAACTCCACCGTTGCCATAGTGCTCAAATCTATTACCATAGGTTACGTCTAACCAATTAATTAATTTTGAACGGTATGGCCATTCAGGATGATATTTGCTACTACCAACAAATATAACATCATGCTTCTTGGTAACATCTCTAATCATACATTCAGGACCAAAGACACCAGCAGGAATGTAATGTCCTTTTACGGCGGTATTGTTATTAAACCAATCAGCCATCTTCTTATCAACAGTAAAGAAGTGATCAATCATCTTGTATACAGGAAATGATTCAAGATCTTTCTCTCTTTGCAGACCAAACCACAGGTCAAGGTGGTATGTCATGCTTGGAATAGATAAGGTTTTTAATGTTTCAAGAAGCTTTTCCATAGTTATTTTACCTGGAGTATTCCATCCATGTGTATGTATCCAGATAAACAAATCGCTATTTACGCATGCAGATAATATATCTTGTGACTTAGCATCAGACTCTTGTAGTCTAATTACATTGTGTCCTAGTTCTTCTAGGGAGTTTGCATGGTGAGATTCGCTTGTGTAATCAACACGAAAATTACCTAAAAAAACTATATTCAACAAATTCCCCCATTGTATGATAAAACAATTGTATCATGTTGTGCGCCCTTAAAAGGATTTGAACCTCCGACCTAACGGGTAGAAACCGTCCGCTCTTCCGCTGAGCTATAAGGGCTTAGTACACCAGGCAGGACTTGAACCTACGATCTTCAGTATATAAGACTGATGCCTTAACCAACTTGGCGACTGGTGCAAGTGTGCGCTGTGTAGGACTTGAACCTACGACGACCAAATTATGAGTTTGGGGCTCTGACCAACTGAGCTAACAGCGCCCAATAAACTACTTATCTTGCTTAATACCAAATGTCATTACGAAATATGAAACGGCATATCCAAGAACAAATGCCCCAATAGATAAAAGAATTACTTCAATCATGATGTTACTCCTTTCGCATCATCTCTGCGCCAATGTAAAAAGGATTTGATGTAAACGGCGGTATATGCAACAGCTGCAAATATAAAACCGTATTGATCAGTAGCTACTGCGTAAATAATCCATAAGCATTCGTTGAATATGAGCCATAACCATGCCCATTTCTTTTTACGACCTACAAAATAGATGCCAGATACACCAATAACTGCTAATACCCATGACCACATCATTTTGTTGAGCCAATCCATAAAGCAGATCCACCGCATATACAACCTATTGAAGAACCCATAGACTGCTTTGTTTCAAATGTAATCTTTGTATTGCATTCTGGGACATTACATTTATAAATCATCTTATTCATTATTTTCAGGTACCTTTTCGTTTTGGCCTCTAGCAATTGCAGCACACACCTTGAAGGCAGCCTTTGTCCTACGACTCTTCATAAAGCCTAACCCCTGCCATACTGGGACGGTAGCCTCAATGTCCTGAGCAATCTGCTCTCTAATTTCTTTTACTGTTGTAATGATTAGATCCATTACGTATGCCTTTTGATCTTCGTCAAGATCTTTTGTCCAATTTGTTGTTTCCATGTATCAAGCATACCAGAAACTGTGCGGTATTGCAAGTATGGTATGATTACCTTATGTATGAATGCGACCATCAATTAACACCAATAGTATACGGATACATGCATGGACACATGATTAGTCAATTAAACAATCATGAAGTAATGTATGGTGGAATGAGAAAAGAGTCAGGGTCACCTGAGTGGTTTTGTATTAAGTGTCTTGAAGAAGTTTATCTTTGATTTTTCTCACCTCTAACTATAAAAAATAAATCACCCCTAAATTTCACCTCATAAAAACTGGGTATTTAAGCGTATTTTTATTATATTAAGATATTATTCTCATATGTACTTAAATGTACGTATAAATAAGGAGTGATTAATGGCAATCCGTAATATACCAGAGGCTCCATCGCCTCTCGGAAAGATAGAAATATTTAATGCTTCCAACAAAACACCTGGAACAATATATGGGTGGACAGTACCAGCAGGTGTTAGAAGAATTAAAGCAACACTGATCGGCCCAGGAGGAACCTATGGGCCAACGTCTGTTTCAAAATCTTATCCAAACACTGGGGCTGGTTATGCAATATCTGATGGTGATTCAACCGAATCTACATATATAGTAGCAGATGTTGATGCTACTAGAGCGTTGCCAGGAGCAACAGGTACCATCTTTACTATTAGTGGAAGTGAATCAATATCTGTTAGTGCTTACAACACTAGTAGTGGTGGTGGAAACAGCTCTTCATCTGGCATGCCTGAGCGATACACTAGCACAAGACCAGGAGCAGGTGCAGGATCAATGGAAATTACTTTTAGTTTTAGTACTAGCACCTCCTTCTCACAGCAAGCTGGATCAACTCCCAACCCCATATCTTTTGATTGGTCTAGATCTTGGACTGAAAAATACAGAAGTTATCCAGGACACGATGGGGAAGAAAAAGTTGTTTATTTAGATGTAACACCAGGAGGCACCATTAATTATAGAGTGGGTGCACCTTACCAATACAATTCAGGTCGTCCTGGACAAGTTATGATTGAATACTAAGGAGAAAAAATGGAATATACATACACATTAGATGAAGACAACAACGTAACAATTTATTGGGATTCTACAAAATGTACACAAAAAAATAACCCAGAAACATTGATGCCATTTACAAAAGAAGAGGCAGATTTGTGGGCAGCTGAAGCAATTGAAAAACTAAAAAACAATAATGATAAATATTCTGCAGATTTATTTGTTTAACAAATAACTCAGAACTAAAATAAACTATTTTATTAATACCCACCTGTGCACTCGTTGCGTGTGTGAAATAATCTAATCTTTGTCATAATTTTGCGGGATGGAGCAGACATATCATCCTTACAAGTTAAACACTTATAAGACCATTCCCCAGTAAAGAAGTCATGAACATAACCTTTAGCATTAGCATACTTCTTAGCTACAAAGGTTTGGAAAGGATCTGGAATATCTAGATTAGTTATCATCAAGTGTTTCCATATCAACAAGATAGTAGGTTCCCCAACGCTCATAAGGTTTGTTAAGAATTACCCACATTTTTGCATGGTATTTATATCGTAAGCTTAAATTATCATCTAAAGACTCATCTAAGTCAATAGCTTTAATAAGATGGTTTCCAGCATATTCTCCAAGAAAGTTTCCAATCCACCTAAGAGGAAGTATCTTGGTTCTCTGAATCTTTGTAGTTTTCATCATGTTCCCATACCACCATTCCATCTTTCCAAGAAGCATTATATCCTAATGCCTTCCAGTCCATCCTTAAAATACTACTCATCTTCTAAAGCAATTTTAGCAGAATAGACACAGTGAGCACAAGCAGCATCATCTGCAGACAAGTGCTTGCAGTTTTCTATAATCTTGATTGCGATCTCTCTACGCAACATCATATCGTCAAGACTCACCTCTGGCCACCTTTGCTGCTAAAATCCTCATGCCAAGGGCATTGGTAATAGAGTCCTCAATGGTTAAAGATTCAATCTCTTTGGCAATTTGTTCTCTGATGTCTTTTTCGTTCATACATATATCATACCGCATAACCGCCTTTAAGTCAAGTTAAAAAATGGTTTTCAAGTTCGGCGGCGATATAGAGGTAGCAAACCATCTCATGCTCCAAAGGAGCACTATTGGTTACTATACCACAGTAGCCCATTTAACAACATTACACCTGCCATGCGATGGTCTGACATTTTCAAGGGTATCTGAACCACCCCTAGATATAGGATAAACATGGTCTATATGCAAACCCTTTTCCCAGCCAGCATCACCACATTTTCTGGGGGCATTCAAATCAATATCTTCATTGCATATATGACATATAGTCCCATAAAGATCTAGAACATCTTGGTCTGTGTAATAGCCATACTCAACACCTAATTTCCTAGCCCTAGTTCTCCTGCTTTGATAGGTATATTGATGTTTTTTTCTACTAATCTTTCTTAGACTATTAATAGTGTTTTTTCTAATGATACGTTCATTACGCCAATATGCTCTTTCAGCATCAGTACATAGCTGGCATGGCTCTTGCTTCATGTCTCGTCTATGCCAATCATAACCAGAGCGGGTACCATGTTCTGGTTCTTGTTTATGCCTTAGAGACACACCAAATCCTACCATCAGTCATAGTTTGATGAGTCTCCCAGAAGAGTGGATCTTTGTATGACAAACCACATTTTTGGCATTCGTTTTTATTCATATAACCATTATCTCAGATTTTGAACGGTATGTCAAGAAAGACCCCATTACCCCTATAGTAAATACCCTATATAGGTTCGCTATAGTCTCCAGGAGCATGTAGATCACAAGCAAATGTTCCTGGTTCAACAAATATATGCCAAATGGGAGGTTTTTTACAGTCTTCGTAATAACATTTCATATGTACAGGATAGCACACATAGCCTAAGAGCGTGTACCGTTTTTTACTTACAGGCTAGACAATAGTAAGGAGCACGAAGATTGTCTCTATGGGTATAGATGGTTTGAGAGCACTTAACACATCTTATATGCACCATAGGACCTTCTTCTTTTACTGGTGTTTCTATGGTTAAGGTTCTTGTGTAGTATACCTTTGTGGCATACCACGTTATTAGTATAAGTGTTAGTGTTAGCATCTTATTCCTCAAAACTCATTTGTGATGACCAGAAGTCGTTATTGTATGTTTCAATTTCATCTACTACATCATGACAATTAGAGCAAGTTACCTTGCCATCTAAGTCAATTTCATAGTAGTGTTTACATTCCATAACTCTATACTACCACATGAAGGTTAACAAAGTTATCCACATGGTGGTTTGATAGTTATCCACAGGAAAATAGGTGTGGTTTGGTAGAGTTATCCACAGATTTAGAGAAGTTATCCACAGGATAGATCTTACTGATATTTTTTAGATTTAACTTTTATGGAGGAAAGTGGAGTGAAGTGGAGGATTGAGCATTTAGACAGATGGGGCCGTAATGTCCACGGCTTTTTAAGGGGACTGCCAAACCTCACATACCAAACCTTTCTTTCTCCAAACCTTCATTTGGGGCATGCAGTATACCATCCAAACCTCTATTTGTCAAACCTTTATAGCTTAAAAACCCTATAAAAAACCTATACAAAATTGCCCAAAATGTCCAATAATTTAATAGAAAGGTTTGATAATATTTAAAAAGTTTTAAAAAACCAGGAGAAAAGGTTTGTTATTCTATAGGGGTTAATATCTATAGATTTATCCCTGTCCCGCTGCAGGATTCTTAACAGGATAAGCAGACATCGCTGGCGGGACGGGATCAATAAAGGATATGAATATACATAGTAGTAGCTATACAAACCATACATTCTGGTTTTAAGGTTTGGTTATGAATCTGGAAAATATTTTGAATGCTCGTAATGTCTTTTTAGAAAATAAGGTTTGAAGGTTTGACAGATAAGGTTTGATATGCTACAATCTGGAAAATTCTAGAGCTTTCGTAATGTCCATGAATCTGGAAAATTTTTAAAGTCCTCGTAATGTCAAATTTGGGGAAAGAAAAGGTTTGATCGTAATAAGGTTTTAAGGTTTGGTATGGGGCCCCGGGCCCACTAACTAAACAATTAGATTTTCGTTTAGAAAGTTAGAGATAATCTCAAAGTGTGTGTCTCCATTTTCTACAATCTCAACAAGGTTATCAAATGTTTCATTGATGTAATTAATACCATTGTCGGTTGCGACACAGAGATTATGCTCTTGCATGTAGGCAAGTGGAAAGCCAACATTATTGTAACTTAACAAATCCCCAAGTGCTGGATTATCTTTATGCTCACTCCAAAACTTTGCAAGCACTTCGCATTTCTTAGAATAGTCTGTATTGGTAGTCATTGTATTGTTCTTCCTTTTCTGCTTGGGCGGAGTCAGCGATTACGATTAAACGATTGTAAATTACGTTAGGTGATAATTGTACCAAATGCTTACCTACCATGTCAAGGTCAAGGCGTAGGTCTGCCAAGACATTAGATAGTTGGATTGCTACCTTTTCCTCTTTGGTGATTAGTTTTCGTCTCATAGTTCTCCCTCACTCTATTGTATCAAAAATAAGGGGGGAGCGCAACCCACCACAAATTGACACTCCCCCGTTGCAGTATGATTATACTACTGCGTGCTCAGTTAAAACTTGGGGCCCATAGGCATTGACAAAGGCGTCAAATTTCACTGGGACATTATCAATGATAGTCTGATTAGCAAAGTCAATAACTACGGTTTGCTCCCCTAGGTCATAGTTGTCAGAGTTGATTGCATAGATTCCAAATCCCGTTTCATCCAGGATGTTATGCTGCAGCAGATAACTAATAATCATACGTGTGCCATATGAAGAATCAGTAATCCGTGGACGTGCATGTACTAGGGCCTCTGCTAGGTCAGGCTGCCAGGAGTCTTGTCCCCAGTGACTGTAGAGGACGACGTTTGATGTGGTCCCGTCTTTAAATACGAAATTTATTCTTGCTCCCATGGTGTTTCCTTTTCTTTAGTAGTTAGTTCCATTGTATCAAACAAGGTCATTTGTGTCCACTTCATCTGTACCCTCCAGATCAGCAATTAATTTAGCAATAATGTTATGGGCCTCTATGTTCTCTGTCTCAGATCCACCCCACAGAAGCTTTTGGGCCTTGTTTAGGACCAGTAGGATGTCAGGCCTATTCATCCTCAACCTCTTCCTCTTCTTCCTCTTCATAGTCATTAAACGTGTCTACAATGTAATCACGATTTATCATCCATTCAAGGACTTCGTCTTGATGTTGCTCAGCCCCATACTCTAGGGAAAAGCCTTGTCCAGCAGTTACAGCCTCTCCAAGGTGCTCCCACATTTGGTCCATTGTTACATTGGCCTTGTATGAGTCATCTTTTAGGATGTTGTCAATCGTGCTCCATGTCCATAGCCATACCATAGAGAGCCCTAAGTCAGTAGTGTCTAGGATTTCTAAACACTTATTTAATTTATCTTTGTCGTCTGGTTTCATGGTGTTACCTTTCTGTATTCTGGTACTTTAGTATCTAAGTATACCTTGTGGGTAGGACAAGTTGCAACAGCCTCTAGGTCTGCCTCACCAAGCCAATTGCAATTACCACAAATCTCACCGCAGTCTGCTTCTTCACAGTACTCCATTTGGTTTGTAGCATCACAGTCACGGCATTGGTTATCGTATTCTGATTCTGATATAACTATGCCACGAAGAAATTCCATTTCTCCACCCCAACCTGTCTCTTCCTCATATGATAAGGTAAAAAGTAATGTTGGGTATTGGGCAGATAATTTTTCAAGGGCACCAAGAGGACGAGACCAAGCAGTATTAAAGTTATAGTGAACAACATAGTTCTCACCATTGGCTGCTTCCTCAATAGTAGTATCAGGATACTTGTTATCTTCAGATACGGCTACATCCCATTTGGTTCCCCATTCACGGACATTAAAGTTATACCAGTCATTAGTATCAAACTTCATTGACTCAGAAAAATCGGTATGACGAGGAGGTTGTCCATGATAAACTTCATCAGTAATACCAGCATCTCTGTAGTTGTAAATGTTATGAAAAGCAAAGATAGGATTAACATACTTAGTCTGCTTGACTTCATATGCTAAATCACCATTAGCAATAACAGAATGAATAAATGGTTTGTTCATCTGTTTGATTAAAGACTTAACTTGGTCAGGGTTACCTTCTATAGTTAGTCCGTTGAATACCCAGTTTGGCATGGTGGCTTCTTTCTACTTGGCGGTTTAATACAATTCTACAGCAATAGGGCTAGGCTGTCAACTACAACTTACCCTCAATATTGGTAGACTCGCACTCAGCACATGTGCCACCCTCTACCTCATCATAGTAGTCGTCCTCTACATCTTCTAGAGATCCGTCCTCATTATATATACCAAGCTTGTTACCAAGTTCCTGGTACCAAAATCTCGTGGTATTGTTACAGTCTAAACACTTAGGCATTATTCTTACTCCTATCCGATATAGCAAATGATAAAGCATATGTTAGATTATATACTTCTACTAGAGCGTCTAGTCTGCCCTCTGCTTCTGTACGTTGCATAGATAGCATTGCGTCTGAGTAGTCGCCTTCTTCTTCCTCAGTTGCAATCTCTGTAAGGTTTTGCTCAGCCATTAGCATAAGGTTCTTAAGTTCCCCGTGCAAAATATCTGTGCCTGATACCCCTGCGTCTACCATGCGTTGTAGGTGTGGCTCTAATGTTAGATTATCCATTTATATACTCCAGTAGGTGTTCACAGGTAGCAATTGCTCCCTCGTAATAGGCGTCTGATTCATAGTACTCATCTTCAGTAATAGGAATATCATTGTTAGCGTCCTCAACATCTTGCTCCAATGAAATTAGGTGAATTTTTATATACTCTCTTAATGTGTTTAGGTCCATATATTAAGTATAAGGGTTGGTGTTGATTTTGACAAGTTTTGGGGGTGTGACCTTTATCACAGGTTCAAAGAGAGGAGCGTTCCCGTCTGATACCCCAATATTAATTAGATTAGCAGATCCGCATGAACACCAGCCTCGCCATTCCCTGATATTTTGCAGGGTAGTTATCTCAATCAGAGCATCACAATCAGTACATAGATAATCATATTTAGTCCAGTTATACATTAGTCAAAGTACCCTTCTGCCCATAGCCCCTGGAGAAACTCTCTAGTAGTAACTAGGTAGTTATAGATAGCAGGGTGCTCATCAGAGTTGATTAATAGTATAGCGTTATCAACACCATATGTCATGTTGTTTAAGTCTTCCAGGGTATAGCCTAGCATTCTATCAACTCCATATATTTAATCATAGTATTAAGTGTTATGTGAATATAGCAATCACAATCATCTGATGTGTCTCTGTCGTCAAAATGTGCTAAGTTGTCATCATACATATAATCAATTAGTTCTTGTGTAGTAATCATTCTTCCTCACATTCTAAATAATATTGGTCGCCTGGTGTTAAATCATAGAACTGATTAAACCTGCCCTTTAGGTAATTGTTATCTGACATTTCTGCAAATCTAAAATCTGCAAACAGTTGGCCTTCATCAAGATTGGAATTAACCCAATCCTCTACTAACATTGCTCCTATCTCAGAGTATGTTGCATCTATTACCATTTCGTTTTCGTTCTCTAGGAAACTCATACTATTACCTTTCGTGGTAGTTATATTATAATTTTACAGGAAAACTGGGAAAAAAGCAAGCCTACCGTAATACAATTTCTTGTGATTATTTATATAATTAATGTCCATTTTGTATGAAATTCCCGGGCCCCTTTTTGCGATCTGTATCGGACTTGAACCGACGACCTCTACCGTGACAGGGTAGCGCTCTAACCAACTGAGCTAACAGACCAGTGAAGCAGTTTTAAATCATGCTTAGGATTTTTTTTATTTATGCAATCTGCATTACGTTTTGTACAACTTTTAGCAAACGATTTTTCTCTGCGTTAATTGCAGGGTCAAATCCTGATGCTGATGCAAGAATGGATTCGTTAGAACCACCACGAGCAGAACGATACCAATCAAGGCGTTCAGTTAGTGCATTGAAAGCACCCCACGCATTACCAGCAATCATTCCGTTAAACTCGCCTGTATAAATGTCGTTAATGACATCTACTTTGTTTTCCCATTTCTTGAAAGCACCCTTAGCATCTGCTTCTGGCTTAGGATAAGCAGAAAGAATGATGTCATTGAATTGCTTAGCAGAAACTTCTTTCTCAATCATTGCCTTAGCCATGATGTCAAATGAATCCATGTACTTATGAGCCATGCCAAGAGTCTCACGAGCAACGGCAACCTTACCGCTTGCTGTCTGTGTGTGACGAATCTTGAATGATTGCTTAACGCCATTTTTCTTTTTTGTAGTGTTAAGTGCAAGATTGAGAGTGTTAGCGCACACAACACGAACAGGTGTAATGCTTGCTTGAATAGCGATTGAGCCATCATGTGATGTGTTGATGAGCAGATAAGTTTTTACAACATCTGCAACACCGCTAGGGTCTAGAACAGTTTCACGCTCTAGTGCTAACGCACCAAATACAACACGTCCGCCCTTGATTGAGCCAGCGGTTTCCCAACGTCCTCCACCGTCTAGAATGTTATCGCCGAATGAGAATAAATCTTCATTCTGCATAACGTGATAACGCTCACCTACGACACCAAGAATGTCTGTCTGTGTGTTATCTGTAGGATTAGTACGCAATACGTACTGATAGTTTTTATCGCTTGATAAATGTGATGGGGTTTCTAAATCTTCCAGACGAACATTCCAATTAGAAAGATTAGCCAAATCTAACATTTCTTTTGTTGTTTTTTCTTCTGTAAATACAGTACCCAATCCATGCCAAGCAGGCTCTCGGAATGATGCAAAAGATGCAACGCCGTTTTGAGTTTCTAGTTCATGTGCCATGAGTTATTTTTCCTTTTCTGTTGTTGTTTATACTAAGTTTAGCAGATAGGGCTGACAAATGCAAATCAGGATAGTTAAAAATGGGAAAAAATGGACATTTTTTTAATGTGTCGTAAATCATAGTGTGATGTTGATCACAGCGGGCCCGGCCCGCATTTTTATGCAACGGCATGAATAAAAATTAAAGCAGTTTTACATCGTGCTCAGGATGTTTCGCCTTTTATTTATACTGGCCGTACGTTCACCAGTTGATTAGTAGCCCCCTACTAAATATCTACTCTGTCAATGCTTGATGATAACCACGAAATATTTTCATCGTTGTATTGAACGGTATCAAAATCAATATCATGAATTGCATTAGTTGCCTCTTCTTCATTACGTGCCTTAACAGTAATTGAATAAAGAATAGTGGCTTCAATTTCAAATTCTTTTGTTAGTTCAAAGCCACAGATGTCAGCAATTTCTTGTGCAGTGTCTTCTGTGATGGTGCCGTTTTCTATTGCTTCCAAGGTCCACTCTTGCATTTCATTACGCATGCGTGTGCGTTCTGCAGATTCTCCTACGGAGCGCTGAGTTACACGTGAGATGTGTTCTTCTAGTTGGTCAATACGTGTTTTGTTTTGTACTAGTTGTGACTCAAGGAATTCTCTTGTCATATAGTGTGTGTCTGTTGTTACTGTAATTGGTTGGTCCATGGGGGCCTCTTTCTGTAGTTGGTATATTTAATTGTACAGGTCCCCACTGACATTTGTCAAGGACCCTTGCGGGGAGCCTTTTTGGATCATGCTCAGGATGTTACACCTCTTGCAGTTAGTGTGAACTGTTTCGCAATTTAAGCTTATGCGAGAAGCGCTCTATAGTATTTCTATTATCGCCCTAATCAGCCTGGCGAAAGTTGAGGGAGGTTTTTACGCCTCCCCCAATTTCATTTAGAGATAACGAGCAACCGCATTGTAAGTGCTTGTGCTAACTACTTCCTCATCTGTCATCTTTAGAATACGAATAGCATTAGAGATTTCCTCTTTCTGCTCACGATAAGTATGAACATGAAGTGTCTCAAAGTCCTTCTCAGGCTCTTTAGGCAAATCTTTTTCTGCTACTGTCAAGTCAAAGTCAATGTTAAGATTGTTTGACCATGAGCGATAGTTAGTACGGAAGTTTTCTGCCTTCTTGATGTTAGCAATAGCGTAGTCTTGCACTTCTTTCTGCCAAGCCTTACGCAACTTTTCGTACTTTGCTTCGTTTGCTTCTTGTGATGCGTAGTCTGACTCTAGTTTAGCAAGTGCTACTTCTAGTGCCTTGATTACCTTTGGTGTTGCTATCTTTACTGAGATTGCTTTTTGTCGTGCCATGTTTTATTCTCGTTTCTTTTGTAGTGGGATTTATTAGGGGGTTGTGTTGAGCAGTTTTAGTAGTCATGCTCAGGACTAAGTTACTATCTAACTGGCTTGTTAGATTACGATTGTGCTTTCCATGTTGTCCAGCGTGTGTTACCATTTACATCTAACTTAACACGAACTGTGTCCTTTGCAGTAGGTGAGATTTCAAGAATTGTTCCTGTAACCTTTGACTTCTGTGATGTGTAGAGGTCGCCTACCTTGTATGTATTTGCTACTGTCATTTTGTTTCTCCTTTTTAGTTTGTTGTATGTATTAAGTATAACATTTCCTACTGACATTTTTCAACTCCATTCCTTGTATTTCTCACTATTTGAGACGCTTGGGGGTGTGATTTGGGTCACATTATTGGTAAATCATGAACGCTAATAAGCCTATTAAGCATAGGACAACTAGGCTTTCCATTATCTCCTCATTTCTTACTTGAAGAAAATACTATGTCACTCTTAGAGTATACACATAAACTGCAAGAAACGCAAGCGCTTCCATTTGTTGAGATTAGGGGAATGGCTTTTTTATTCTCAGGACACTTAGCCCCTACCTTGCCTATCATCTCTTTCATGTCTGCTTGTCCTACTAAGAAATTCTTAGCAAGGTATGCAAGACGAATGCCATGATCTTTTTTCAGGGTAACGCCAATAGATTTATTCTCACTATCTGTGGAATAGTATAAAGATAGATTATCAATGTCCTTAAGGATAACTGCGGCGGCTTGAACTCTAGTGTATACCCAGAACTGTATGTCTGTATTATTAAGGATGATAGTCTTCCATGCTTGTGTATAAGCATCATTGAAGAAATCCCCGTCCCAGTGGATACGGAATAGTTTAGGGGCATTACGCTTTTCACAATCAACGATAAACTCTTTAATCATTTCATCTAGCAATGAGACCATAGTGTCTGAGTCTGCGTCTTTAAGTAAAGACCAGTTATGCAATAAGTTTTTCTTTACTGTTGGGAATACTTTTTCAAGCTTGCCAGCATAACAAACACTCTCGCAAACGCTAGTCGCTCCAGGACATGAATAAGCCTTTCCTGCGGGTAATCCGAAAGTGTTGGCGATACTTGCTTGTTTTCCGTTAGGTGTGACTGCATTTGCTACTTTCCTATCTTTGCTTCTGAGTAATTGGGACATGGTGGCTACTCGCTTTCTTTCTTTAATTTTAGCATGAGGGACTGACAATTTTTTCTATTGTATTTCTTTTTATTTGGAACAGCGGAGGCTGCATTAGAACGACGTAATTCCATTAAGCGTCTTAATTCCTCAGCATTTTTCTTCATGTAATAATCTTACCAGAAATGGGGAAAAATATCAAATCTCTTAATTGTGATCAATCTCACAGGGGGGGCCCGGGCCCTTTTAGTCTAAATAAACATACCAATCAACTGTTTCATTAAATGCATACTGAACAATTTCTGTTTCACCAAAATCATTTTTAATTTCAATGTCATAGTTATCTCCTGTTGAATCACATTCAATAAAAATAACTTCAACAATTTCATCATTATAACTAATTAGATCACCAATCTCTAGCGCATCTATAGTTAACGAATCAGCTTTTACAAGTTCCATGTTATTTATTGTAGCACTCATTTATTCAAGCCCCAATCCTAATTCAAATCCTTCATCTTCATTGTAGTATTCAATGTTTTCAGGTAGCCATGCGTGCAAGTGGTGTTGCTCAATGATAGCCCATACTGGCGCAGAGGTATCGCCCTTGTATAAAATACCTTCAGGCATCTCAATAGTTTCATCCCATAAATCCTCATTAGCAAAGTCAAGAGCCTGTATGCATACTGGCACCATGCTAAGCGGTACTGGAGGATAGTGATTACCTGTTAAGTGATAGCCAATAGCCTGTTCAAGTGTTATGTCAATATTTTCTGCTAAATCTATTGCGGTGTTATTTCCCATTATTTATACCTCTACGCTTTCGTTATTAGTTAATTGGTTTATGTCTGCGACATAGACATTATCTTTATTTATTCCATACTTTAATTGGAATTGAAAGACATCAATAGCCTCATCATAGGACTCAGCCTCTACATTTATGAAAGCGTTAAACTCATAGACATTCATTATTTACTTACGACCTTTCGTCCTTCACGATAGAAAGTGCGGGTGTGCATCTTTCCACTAGGTTCAGATAAATTAACTGTTGCGTATTCATCTGCAAATCCCCAATCAATGTGTTTATTAAACTCATCAACGGCACTTAGTGCATCTGCATAGCGACCCGTCCAATGTACTGGCTTGCTATCATAGGCTACTGTTACTGCGTATAGGTATTCATTTTCCATTATGCGTTCTCCTTATAGTATTCATTCATTACTGTACTAGCGTACCATTCAGAGTATTCATTTTCAAGCGACACTCCCTTGTTGCACTCACAAAAATCTGTATCGTATTCACCATGACCATTACCCCAAAAGAGTACGCCTTCATCATGGCAATCAACACAATCTACCAAAAACTCAATTAAGTTTCCCATTTATTTATTCTCCCGTCTTTACTGCGACTATCGCATAAAAATCTTTACCCCATGACTTGATACTATCTCCGTGTTGAGGTCTAACACGAACACGATAGGCTTGGTATTCTCTACCATACCATGCATCATGACTTTCTGCCTCTTGGATAATTCCGTCAATCTTACGATTACGGGAACGATAGTATTTTCCTACTAGTAGGTTATCTATTGTATAGGTTAGTGCTGACATTTAGTGCCTGCCTTTCTTTGTTAATTAACTTATTACTCTGTAATCCTATCATTCATGGCTGACATTTATCAACCTACTAGCGAGTAATTCCAAATACTGAGACGCTCAACAAATGTGAGAAAAATCACAACCACGTAAAGTTATCCACAACTGTGGACGACACGCCCATCCGCGCCGGGATTTTTTTTAGCTATAAAAAAGATCAAGCAGTTTTAAAACTTGCTTAGGTTTTTTATTTTATACTAACTCATAAGTTTTTGTGCAAGCGTCCCAAAATTTATTTTCATCAAATCTTGGATTGTCTGCGCTAAACCACTCACTAAATTCAAAAACTAAATCTTGAAAAACGTGAGAGTCAATAGTATCTGAAAACTGATTTAGAATTTTTGCAGTTTCCACATAGTCTTTGCGTGTCATCATTAGTCTGCCACCTTTAGAATTGCATAGGACCCACCAGCATTTATTTCATCAAGGATAGGTTGTAAGCGAGGTCCTACTAATTCTTTTAGCATTGACTCAAGCATTGTTACACGCATTGACTCAGGAAGGTTAGACATTTGAATTGTAACAGGGTGGCCTTCTGCAAACTCTGTGACAAACTTTAAGTTGTGTTCAATTTTCATTTATAGACCACGCTTTCCTCTTAGAGTACCTGAGACACCCAATGCGTCACAAGATAGTTTTACAGATACGCCAACAGGTAATTGTGTTGGGTATTGTGAAATGAATTGAGCAACAGCACCCTTTGAGGCGAAGTTGATTTTTTTGGTAGAACCTGAAAAGGTTTCTAGTGTTACAGTGTAAGTCATTTATAGACTTCCTTTCGTTAAGTTGATAAGACTATCCTATCATAGGGGGCTGACAAATCTTGGCATTTATTCGCTAGGCTCACTGTGATTTGCATCACATTTATTTGCTAGGCTCACTGCCTGATTTATCTTTATTTAATTGTTATAGTAGCAATACTACCAGAGAAATGTCAAAAAGTCAAATCTTAACACGGCGTGTCGCATGTGAATTGCATCACATTTTCCCGGGACCCATTTTTGCAGGGAATTTATTTAACCAACCCTTCAAACCATTGAGAGTATCCACCATTAAAGTAGACTTCATCTCCATTAGAATTAACAAGTGTTGCAGTGATTGATTCTAAATCATCATTTACATACACAACCTCTTTAACAAGATAGTTTTGATCGTTAGCAATAAATAGTTTGCCAACATTAGTTTTATTTATTAGTGATAGTGACATTTAGTTTTCTACTTTCTTTAATTCATGTTGATTATTAATTGAGCGATTGCTATTGGAGAACATGGCTTCAATAGTAGCTTTATCTTTTAGTGATTGAGCAATTCTTTTTTCTTGTTGCTCTTTTAGTATTCTGTTATAAGTATCCATTTATTATGAACCTTTCTTTTAGTTAATTCTCTTACAGAGTTTCTAGGTAGAAACCTGTTTGGCAAGTAGGGCAGATTGGACCCTGCTCCTCGCCGTCAATTGCAATTACCTCATTGGTACATTCATCGCACCATAGTAGGTCATTTACATTTATTGAGTAAGTCATCATTTTGATAACTCCTTTCTTTCTTAGTGAGAGTTTCTCACTTTCTTTATACTGTAAGTCTAACACAGACCACTGACATTTTAGGGTGTTTCTCGGGCGTGTCGTAGATTTATTTTTGTGATAAGGGTCACATAGATTGTCCACAAGTTATCCACAGGCCCGGGAAAAAAATCGCAGCTTTTTAGTTCTGCGATCTTTTTTATTTATTAAAGTGAATAAAGAAAACCAAATACTATCATTGCAATACATACAACTAACATTATTTATTCCTCAATCTGTCGTTGAAAATAGTCAATAACATGAAAGTCTAATTGTCTCTCAAGTGGCATAGCCTTTAGCCATGAATAGGCAGACTCAAAATCATCTGCTTCTACATCAACGAATAACTCAAAATTAAAAATTGGCATTTAGTTATTCTCCTTTCTTGTATAGAAAATCCCAAGCCTTACGGCACATTAAAATGCTTTCGCAATTATCGCAACAGATAACACCATGAGGGTTTAATTCATAGTCATACATGTCAATAGTGGTTGTTACAGAACCACAAACTGATTTTATAGGTACATAGGTACTCATAGAGATACCTTCCAATCTGACCACTCAGGTAGTCGTTCAGGGTCACCATCATAGTAGTAACGCTCAATGTTATTTTCACACATCTCACAGAAAGTGAATTGTGTATCCTGCACATCAGAGATTGCAGATTTATTAGGGGTATGCTCTTTGCATACTGTGTTATTTATTAGTGTTATCATTTTTGACAACCTTTCTTTTTTTATTAGTTATTATTATTTATTAAGTTTTTTGTTTTGCACTAATTACTTAGTGATTGGGTTTCCCCAAATGTCACGACCACAAGCGGTGTGCTTGCATGTACCATTAGGTAGGCACATTTCGTGAATTGTAGCAGGTGCTAGAATGACCTGACCACATTGACAGGTATTCATCATACCTGCTGGATAATTGCTAGCAGTTGCTAGTCTAGTGAAAATACTCATTGTATTCTCCTTTCTTGTTAAAGACCTTCTTTAACTTTCTTTATACTAGTAAGTATAACAGAGGGGTCTGACAAATTGAGGGGTACAAAACGGACATTATGGACATTGTGATGTAGAACACATGTGACGTACATCATGTGGATAAGCCTGTGGATAACCCCGGGGCGTGTGATGCATATCACAAAAAATACACGGCGTGTCGCCTTGACTTTTGGCGAGGTATCTGATAGGATACTCCTATAACAATTAAATAGTAACACAAATCCTAGTGAGCCCTACATAGTAGGCAAATAACCTAGGTCAGCAAAAAGGTTAGCAAATCGCTAACTAGATTAAACGAAAGGTGTTCATCAAATGGATACATTAAACAGAATAAAGGCAGAGCAAGACCTTGCTCGCCACCAAGCCCATGAGAAGGCTATGGCTAAATCTCCATGGATACGTGAAAGCGTAGAGGCTTATCGCTCAGCAGATGAGGCTCAGATTGCTACTGTGGAGGCTATCCGCAAGCAATGGTATGGTTTCTAACATGACTATACTACTCATCATCTCTCTAGTATCTTTTATCTTTATCCCTATTGGCATCTATCTAACAAACGAAGGACACATCTAAAAATGACTATCACATACTCAATCTGGCAGGGCTCAAAACTTATCTCTATTGACAACATTGCAACAGAGCCAAAGGCTATTGACCACATCATTGCATCACTAAACGAAAGTGAATTAGGTAAGATTAAAAAGTTCACTGCAAATGTCATGGACATTAAGGTAGGTAAGTGATGAGCGCAATGTACGCACACACATGTGAGTCATGTGGAGACACAGGGCTTATTATATTTGATAAGGACACAACAAGGATAGACCCTTGCAAGTGTATTTGATTTAGATCAAAATTAAGATGGTGGGGCACCAGTATGGTGTGCTCACTATTTTTTTTGTATTTATTTTTCTTATACGTGTATCATACAAACCTAAGAAATATTCAGATTTTGGCAAAACCAAAATTTATTCAGATTTTCAGAAAATGCGGTATACTAAAACCATGACATTCTTTCAACAAGATCTATTTCCAGAGTTTGAGTCAGAAAGCTCTACTGGCTTCTTAAAATTATTTTCAGATTGTTGCTCAAATGGCTGTGCTTGTGAAAAAGCTTCAGATCACGATACAGAATTTGTTCTAGAAGAAATTGACTTTGACAAATAGACTTACCACTTGCCTATAGGGCAAGTAGCTTTTTCCAACTTAGTTTTTAACTTCATAAAACATCCACACTTTCGGCAAGTTTGATTTCCCTTACGAAAGAACTCACATGTTTTACATATTGCCAGACGTGACTCTTCAAGTTCTTCTGGACTTCTAGGAGATCCATTAATCAAATCCCAAGGTCTTACTTCATCTGACATTACACAATCTCCAATTTGGACGGTATACCAATAATATCACAAGATATAGTAGTCCACAACTGATGAGACATAGTAGGACGTATAGTAGCTGACATACCTGCTATATCCATTACATATTTGTATCCTTTGCCATGTTTAGATTCTTTTCTTGACCAATGCTCAAAGCCATAATCTAATTTGGATGCTTCAAATACAAATAGGTGATAGGTCTTAGTCTCAATTTTGGACGGTATATCAGACCAATCCTGATCTGCTTTGGCTAAACACACATAGTAATCAGCATGTGTAGATACAACAGACTCTAGCATCTTCTCTAAAGTCTCGTGTTTACCCAGCCTAGATCCAGATATAACAAGAGTTCCTTTTACTGGATCATATCTTCCTGACTTGACAGATATTGACTGTCCTGAATCCAATGTCATATCTATACTAACGCTATGGCTTCTATCTGGTTTCCAGTCATTTGGCATACCGTTTTCATTTAGGACATCTGCAACGAGTTCTTCTAGATATTCACTGGTGCACGGAAGACGATATACAGAATGATGGACTGCCAGTTTATCTAGCAGCCCAACAATCAAAGTATCTTTTATAGTATTAAGCAAGTGCTTGAACTACAAGGTTTGTAATTGCCTCAGCATCTTTTAGAGCAGCTCGCTTTGCAAGAACAAGGTTTGCAGCCTTTTCCTCATCTGTCAAATCCTGTGTTGATAGTTGTTCTTCAACATTCTTTAGAATTTGTGCATTTAGCTTTTCTACTAAATCTTTATCTGTTGTTGTAATTTTCATATGATCCTCCAATTGGACATATTACCAGTATATCAGACATGTTTGGATTGTGTCAATCCATTTGTTGTCTATGGATGGTTTGGTACCTCTATATCGGCGACGACTATAAGCCAATTGATTTGCTGGCGAAACTTAAAGACAGCACTTTGATTTTTTGTATCTACCCGCCGAACTTTGTCTTAAATAATGATATAATAATATCACTATGACAATTCAAGACTGGGCTTCGTTAATTGTAGCAATTCTCACAATTGTTTCATCTATAGCTTTTTCAATTAAGTGGCTTGTTAAACACTATCTAAGCGAACTTAAGCCCAACGGAGGATCAAGCGTCAAGGATCAAATTAATAGAGTTGAAAGTGCTTTAGAAGATCAAAGAATTGATTCTCTTGAATCTAGAAATCGTCAAGAAGCTAAACTTGATGATATGTATAAAATTTTAATTGAGCATATTGCTAAGACTGACAAGTAATCTAATTTTCCTATTTTCCTTTATATAAAATATATAAACTATCTTTTAAAAACCTTGTTTAGATATAGCTTTTTTCTTTATATATTTTAAGTATAGCATAAGGTTATTTTTAGTAATAGGTATAAAACGGACATTTGGTATATTAGTAATTATAACTTTTTGATAACAATTCCAAATACCCTGGCCTTATAAAATTTTATTGTACTATATGTCCGTATTGTCTACATTTAAATAAACAATGTTATAATTTAACTCTGCTAGTACCTAGGTTCTAACCCACCCCACTGCGCCTAGGTACTAGCTTTATTTTATGGTATAATCAATGATATGTGTACACCAACAATAGAGAAGCTAGGAGCCACTCCAGCTAATATCCAATGGACAGTTGTACGTGGAGACTCTTCCAC